GCGATTGGAACCAGGCAGAGTGGTCTTCCGGATAGATTTTCGGAGGCGGACGACAAGAACGCCAAAGACCCCCTTGGCAAGTTTGTTAACGGCATTGAGCGCCGTATTGCTCGCCTGCGTGCGCTGCTTGATGGCGAAAAAGAGATGCCGCAGGAGCTTGCGGACTTTCAGGAGCGCCTAACGAACCTTGGCGGAGCCACTGCGTTTGATGGAGTTGGCTATTCTGCTGCACAGGTTGAAAACGCCAAAGAACTTGTTGGCACGATGGCGTCTTTGAACGACCAGGTGCAGAAGCAGAACAATCTCAACACGCAGTCCAAGTATGCCATGGATGGCATGGCAACTCTGCTTGCTTCGGTTTCGGCGGAGCAGCAGAAGTGGGACCGTGTGCTTCGCTCTGGTGGCATTGACGAGACGAATACCGCGCTCGAGTCGGTTAACAAGCAGCTGGAGAAGTTTCGCGAGAACATTCAACCGCGTGACCAGGAGGCGTTTGATGCGATGGCAAAGCGCGTCTCAGATATGGCGCGTGATAATGCGGCAAACGCAAAAATCTCCGAGCTTATGCTGCTGATTGAGCAGGACCGCGATAAGCTGCTTGTCCGTTCTGCGGACGTTCGCGCTCGGGAGGTCGAGCGGTTCAAGCAATTGCTTGACCTCTATGTGAAACAAAATCTGCTGACCGACGAGCAGGCGGCAAAGATTCGTAAGCTGGCAGACGAGTGGGCGAATCAAAAGACGCAAATTCAAGCCCTTGAGTCGCCGCTTGGTCAGCTCGCGAAGGAGTGGGCCGATGTAACGGCCAACATGAAGAAGTCCACCGCCGAATGGGTGAGTTCTGGCGTTGACGCCTTTATCGAGTTTGCGATGACGGGTAAAAACACCTTTAAGGACTTTGCCAAGCAAATTCTTAAGGACATTGCGAAGGTCATTCTTCGCGCCATCATTGCGCAGGCAATTTTGTCCGCGATTGGCGTAACTCCTGGCCAGACGGCCAGCACAGGCAGTGCCTTTAAGGACATTCTGGGCAATATGTTTGGGGCAAACATTGGCGCGGCTAGCGCAAAAGGCAACGTGATGACGGAGTGGGGTCCGGCGCCGCTCAAGCGTTGGGGCGAGGGTGGTATTGCCCGCCGTCCGATGGTGTCGGTGTTTGGCGAGGGTGCGAAGCCTGAAGCCTATGTGCCGCTGCCCGATGGCCGGACTATCCCCGTTACCGTGCAGGGCGGGATGAGCGGCGGAAATGCACCGCCGGTCACCGTCAACGTCATCAACCAGACTGGCCAGCAGGCTACGGCAGAGCAGCGTGGGCCGGCCCGCTTTGACGGCAACAGCTTTGTTTTGGATATCGTCATGAAGGCGGTAAACCAGCCCGGCCAGTTCCGCGACTCCATGCGTAATGCAGTTCGGTAAAATAAGTCACGGGCGAGTACAATAGGTGATATATGGCGGACTTTCCCCCAGTAACAATGAGCGCCAAGGAGGACTCCCGATATCGGTCGGAGACTCAGGCCGACCCCGCTATTCGGCAGGAAATCGAAGGCGGCTATGTGGTTACGCGCCCCAGGTACACCCGCGCACCCCGAAAGACCTTTAAGACTGGGTTTACGGATATCTCGCAGACCGATAAGGCGGCTTTTCAGACCTTCTACGACTCGAAGAAGGGCGGCTCCGAATCGTTCACCTGGGCGGATCCAGTCACAGCTACCGTCTATACGGTTCGGTTTGTCGGCACGCCTGAGATTCAGTACGCGGGTCGCGGCCCAAGCTTTCGCTGGAACATCACCAATATTGGGTTGGAGCAGGTCTAATGCCAAATCGCGGCATTTCCGTATCTACAATTCTTGAGAAGAACAAGCTCACCTCAGGGGTTGCGTTTGTTGTTTTGGCGAAGCTGGAGATTCTCAACACTGCGACCCAGACCTTTGTTGAGACGCTTTATCTTGCCAACAACACCGAGAATGTCGTGTTCGGTGGGCAGACCTATATTGCCTTCCCGTTCCGCATCGACCTTCGATACGAGGCCGGCGCGGTTCCAGAAATCACCATGTCGGCGACCGACTTCCAAAGCGTGCTGCTTGGGAAGTTGAACACCTATGCGGGTGCCACTGGCAGTCGCGTGACCATCATCATTGTCAACACTGCCAACTTGGCGCAAGGCGCCGAAGTCGAGGAAGTGTTTGAGGTCATTGGCACGTCGGCAAGCGAGTGGGTCATCTCGATTCGACTTGGTGCGGAGTCGCCCCTTGCTCGCCAGTTCCCTGCTAGGACTCAGATGAAAGACCGCTGCTCCTGGAAATATAAGAGCGCGGAGTGCGGCTATACGGGTTCAATGCCAACTTGCGACCTCAGTTTGCAGGGCGCAAACGGTTGTGCGGCCCACAACAACACCATCAACTTTGGTGGTTTTCCTGGCATTCAGAACCGGGGCATCAGGTATGGCTGATCTCGAATACGCCGACCTAATTGGCGTTCCGTTCAAAAAGGCCGCTCGAGGCCCGGATTCGTTCGACTGCTACGGCCTTGTCAGGGAGATGTGTCGGCGGGCAGGTAAAGACGTGCCGAACTACCCAACCCACTCCTCACTTGAAACGGAGAACGCTCAGATTCTGTCTGGGATGGAGGAGTGGAAGCCAACCACCGAGAAGCCCGGCGCAGTTGCCGTCTTCCGCGTGATGGGCAAGCTCCATGTTGGCTACATTCTGCCGTACGGCAAGATGATTCACGCTTGGGAGCGGTCTGGCGGCGTTATCGTTGAACGCTTTGAACCTTGGAAACGCAGGGTGATTGGCTACTATGAATACTGAACTGGCAGAAATTGCCCACCAAGAGATTGCTCCGGCTGGTCATTTCAAGCTTCTTGAAATCACCAATCCGTTTGAGCCTCACAAGCATGAGGATAGCTTCGTCCCGTGGAGCGAGGGGCTTACCGTCGCCCAGGCGCTGGCTGGCCGACTTGACCCGGAGACTAGCGTTGTCTGTCTTAACGGCGGGGTAGTCTCGCCGGAGTCCTGGGAGACGACCCTTGTCCCCGACCAGTCCTGTCTTGCCATCTGCGAGATGCCGCAGGGTGGTGGTGACGCCAAGGACATTCTTCGACTTGTCCTGGTTGTCGCAATCATTGCGACGGGCCAATACTATCTTGGCGCTGCGCTCACAGCCGGAACTATCGGAGCGGGAACATTCATTGCTGGCACCGTTGCTGTTGCTGCTGGTGCCGCAATCCTTGTCAATGCGCTAATTCCGCCTGTAATGCCGGACATGGAGGACCAGAGTGATTCCTCCAGCTACGGCATTGACGGCGCAAAGAACACCTCTCGGGAAGGCGTCAAGGTTCCGGTCTGCTACGGCAAGTTTCGGATGGCGGGCAACATCATTTCGTTGCACGTCCGCAATGCTGGTAACACCCAGTATCTCTACGGCCTCTATAACGCAGGTGAAGGTCAGGTTGCCGGTATCACCGACCCGGAGATTAATGACCAGCCTATCGCCAACTTCTCCAATGTCGAAATCGACACCCGACTTGGCACGCCGACTCAGCAGCCTATCGACTGGTTCGAGTCGAGCGTCTCCGCTGTCAGCCGTGGCGTCACGATTGGTACTGGCTGGTCGACCTACACCGGCCTGAATGTCATTGACCGCTTTCGGTTGGACTTCGTTGCCCCTACGGGCATTTGGCGAGTAGACGACAAGGGTCGCAAGAAGACCGTCACGGTAACGCTTGAGGCCGAGTATCGCCTCGTTGGTGGAAGCACCTGGACGACGCTTGTTCCTGGCACCGAGCCGCTGTCGTATGCGCCGTCGTACAACTACTTTGGCTTCAACAACTACGACCCGTCTGGCTCGAGCACCGGCTATACCGGGGACGAAAGCCTCCCAAGTTTGACTTCTGGCGACACCGTTTCTAACGGCACGATTTTCAGAGGCGGCGTTCCGGTTGGATTCGTAGGTACAGAGGCGTTTTACGGTGGCGCATTGTCAGTCACCAGTGACCAAACCTCGCCGTATCGGTGGAGCGTTTATTCGCCCACGCTGACGCAGGGCACCTATGAGGTTCGAGTTCGCCGCACTAACGCGCAGACCGAAACCGACAAGCAGCGGGACTCGGTCGTTTGGTCCGACTACAACGAAATCGTTAACGACAAGGTTGCCTATCGCAACACGGCCCTGCTTGCGCTGAAAATCAAGCTGACCGACCAGCTGTCCAGCCTGCCCAACGTGACCTATATCAACCATGGTCGCGTCATCAAGTATTGGAGCGGCTCCGCCTGGAAGGACGGCCCGAGCAGCAACCCGGCTTGGATTGCCTACGACATGATTACCAACGGCCGCTTTGGTGCGGACGTTGACCCCTCGCGCATTGATATCGACCGCTGGAAGGAGTGGGGCGATTACTGCGATGACGTAAACCTGACCTTCAATGGCGTCTTGGATGTTGGGCAGACCTTCTGGGATGCCCTGCAAATCGTCCTGCGCGCTGGTCATGCCCGACTGGTGCGGGTTGGCACTCGCTACTCCGTAGCAATCGAGATGCCGACCTCGCCGAGCATGATGTTTACCTCTGGCAACATCATCAAGGGCAGTTTCGGCCAGCAGTGGACTGGCGTCGAAAGTCGTGCAAACGAGGTCGAAGTTTCTTACTTCGACAAGGAAGACCACTACAAGCGTCACACCATCAAGGTCTATGACGCCGCAGTTGACCCGAATACGCGACAAAACACGGCTTCGCTCACCTTGATTGGTGTTGTCGACGCGGACCGCGCAACTAAGGAAGCCATCTTCCAGCTCAAGATGAACCGGTACATTCGGTCCTTGTGCTCGTTTGAAGCCCCGCTTGAGGCCATCGCCTGCACCGTGGGCGACACCGTTCTCGTTCAGCACGACCAGCCTAACTGGAGCGTCGGTGGACGTCTTGAGAGCGGTTCTACGACGACCAACATCAAGCTCGACAGACCCGTAACCCTTGCGGCAGGCACGACGTATAAGCTTCTGGTGCACTTTGGTGCGCTTGTTCGCTTGACAGGGACTGTCTCTGCTATCGCAGGGAACACGATTAGTCTTAGCGGCTACACCGGTCAGACGAATATTCATCGGCTTGTCGTCGCTGGAAAGGATTACCAGGTCACTGGCTTTCATGCCAACGGCGTCTACATCGACGAGGCGCCGACCTTCTCTGTGGGGGCAACCTACAACGCCTACGAGACGGATGTAATCGAGACGCGAACCGTCTCGAGCGCAGCCGGAACCCATACGCAGGTCACGGTTACGGCTGGCTTCCCGGTCGCCCCGGCTCAGTTTGCCAACTTCATGATTGGCGAAAATGCGCAGGTCACCAAGGCCTGGCGCATCAATGGCATTGAGATGGGTTCTTCGGACATGACTCGGAAGCTCAACTGCTTCGAGTATGCGCCGGAAATCTACGACTGGACTGGTACGGCCGTGCAGCCGGACGACAGTTATAGCAATGTCGTGCCGCACGTCACCAATCTTGCTATTTCGGAACTCAGCGTTCCGGATGGCACCTCGATTGTTAGCGAGCTGACTGCCAGCTGGACTACGCCCGTCGACTTTACCGAGTATGACGCCGTTGACCTGTACAAGTCGACCGATGGCGTGCCGTTTGAGTACCTGGCTACCGTCAAGGCACCGCAGACTTCGTATTCGTTCTCGGCCGACCCCGGTGTAACGGTTCAGCTGAAGGCCCAGGCCAGGTCCATTGATGGCCGATTTGCGCCATTCTCGAGCGTGCCGCTGGTTAGTAGGCTTGTGGCGGGCGACACCGTTGCGCCGGCCGTCCCAACTTCCGTCACGCTTTCGGTCGGTCAGATTGGTTTGGCAGTTGGCTTTGTTCGGCCCAATGACCTCGACTATGTTGGCTCGCGTATTTTCAGGAACACGACCAACAACTCGGGCACGGCAACCCATGTTTTTACTACGGACGCAACTCAGCAGGTCTACAACGACCTTCAGGCAAACGATCCGTCGCAGGATTACTACTACTGGGTCCGGTCGGCAGACAATTCGGGCAACCTCTCGGCATTTGTGCCGACGACCCCCGCGTTTGCCAAGCCTACCGGCATTCTTGTTAACGGCTATCTGACCAATGAATCGGTTGTGTTGTCGGCAGCCAATGACGGCACTGTTTCCAGCTTTGCGCCGGCGACCGGCACCTTTAAGGTTTTCGAGGGCGCGACGGATGTAACCGCCCAAACTGCTTTCTCGGAAGTCTCCGAGACGGGCTGTACCGGCACGATTAATGCCAGCACTGGCGTGTATAGCGTTACCGCCATGTCGAGCAACACGGCAAGTTATGTCGTGAGGGCCACCTACAAGGGTGTGGTCATCGACAAGGTGTTTTCGCTGTCTAAGGCGGTTGCTGGTACGGCCGGCCCTCCGGGCAGCGGCGCCCCTGGCATCTCAAGCTCGCTTTCGCCCTCGGCGGTTTCGCTGTTTGCTTATGCCGACGGGTCGATTCCCTCTTATGCGGCGGCAAACGGTCGATTTAGGCTTTACGAAGGCGCAAACGATGTCACCGCGAGCGCGACCCTTACTGCCACGCCTGGGTCTGGCGTAACTGGCACTGTTAACACGGCGGATAACACGCCGGTTAACGGTCAGCCAAAAGGCTATTTCCGAGTTACCGAGCTGACTGCCGACTCTGGTTTGCTGACGATTTCTGCGACCTATAGCGGCCAGACTTTTACGGCCGTCTTTAGCGTATCCAGGGTTAAGACTGGCTATGAGATTGTCGCGGTGTTGCCGACCACGAACCTCTTTGAAGGTCGCGTGGTTTATCTCACCACCGATGACAAGCTCTACCGCTACACCGGCTCGGCGTGGACTACAGCCGTGCCCGCCGTCGATATCAGCGGGCAGATTGCCGACTCGCAAATTTCTGCGGTAGGCGCGAGCAAAGTCACCGGGCAGCTGGTGAACTCGCAGATTGCCGACCTTGCTGCCAGCAAAATTACCGGCCAACTGACGAACTCGCAGATTGCCGACCTTGCGGCGGCGAAGGTTTCGGGCCAACTCACCGACGCGCAGATTCAAGCCATCGCCGCAGCCAAAGTTACCGGCACGCTTGTCGATTCACAGTTGGCAGGCATCAGCGCGTCGAAGATGACCGGGCAACTTACCAACTCCCAGATTGCCGACCTCGCCGCAACCAAGATTTCGGGCCAGTTGTCGGATTCGCAGTTGGCTGCCATCGCGGCCGCGAAGGTGACCGGGCAGTTGGTCGATGCGCAAATCGCTGCTGTAGGCGCTGCCAAAATCACCGGACAGTTGACCGCATCGCAACTCAACATAGGCATCGGCGGCGGAAACCTGCTACGCAACAGCGGCTTCGAGGTTGGCGGCGGCAGTCCGTCCGGTGTGGCGGGCGACTGGTTGGCGTTCAACGGCGGCGCGGGCGACGCTGGGCGCGTTGTCTCGACCTCACTCGACCCCGGTATGCCGGGCCTTATCGGCTCGCTCTGCCAGTTCGTTCAGATTGTCTCCGCGACTAACAGCACCGACACCGGAATCCTTGCGACGCAAAGCAGCCCGGTCATCGCGGGGCAGACTTACACCGGCTCCGCCTACATCAATCCGAATGTGGGCGGAAAGCTTGCGGTCCTGTTGAGGTTCGCAGACGCGGGCGGCAACGGGCTTGGCGACTTTTATTCGGCCACCGCAACCGCAAACACATGGGCGCGTTACGTTGTCTCCGCCGTCGCTCCTGCGAACTCCACGCAGGTCTATTTCATGGTGCGCGGCATTACGGCAGCAAGCGAAAGTTTCCGCGTTGACGGGGCACAACTTGAGCAGGCAACGCTGCCATCGACCTACGCCCCGCGCCCGGATGAGATTCTTGCAGGGGCTGTAGGCACCACGCAGATTGCCGACAACGCAGTGACCACCGCCAAACTCGTTGCGGAATCGGTGGTTGCCGGGAAGATTGCAGCCGGTGCCGTCGAAACCACCAAGTTGGCTGCCAGCGCGGTGACCGCCGACAAGTTGGCGGCGAACTCGGTTACGGCGGGCAAGGTGGCTGCAAAGGCTATCACCACCGAAAAACTGCTCGTGTCCGGCATGGGCGCATCGCTGTGGGGCGATACCTGCTTCCAAGACCCTTCGGCGTGGGTTGTCTCTAACTGGCACGACCTTCCAATCCAAGCGGCAGTGAGTGATGGCATCGCGGGCGGCACCACGATGCGCACACCGACCGGCACCGGCTCCAGTGCGCGAGGCGCTCGTCGCGTGCCTGTCACCGTGGGCAAGACCTATCGCATTTCGCTCTATGCTCGCCGCTCCTCTGATGCCAACGGCTTCTTGTATCTCCGAATCGACGGCAGCACTGCCGAATCCGGCTCGTACGAGGAACGCGGCTATTGGATTGAGGGCGTATATCCGGGCACTGCATGGACGCGCTACACGGCAACGGTAGTGGCCGCCCAGCCCTTCTGGTCACCGATGGTGCTGCTCAACTACGCGGCAACGGCTGGGTGGATGGAAGCGCAGGACATTCGCATCGAGGAAGTAATTCCCGGCGAACTCATCGTAGATGGCGCAATTATCGCGTCAAAGATAGCCGCAAATGCTGTCACCGCAGATAAGATTGCGGCCAACGCCGTTACTGCAACTCAAATCTCTGCTGGCGCGGTCACGACGCAGAAGATAGCGGCCGGTGCAGTTACTGCCAACGAAATCGCCGCTAATGCGGTTACGGCCGCCAAGGTTGCAGCGCAGGCCATCACGGCGGAGAAACTGCTCGTCGCCGCTCCCGGTTCCGCGCTCAATGCCGACCCGGCCATGGCTGACCCATCGGCGTGGGCCAATTACAGTGGCGCTGCAACGTTCATCAATGGCGTGACCGATGGCAAGGTCGGCGTGACCTCGGCACGCAACCCTTCTGGCGGCGTGCAGGCGTGGATGAACGATGCAAAGAGCGTTCCTCTAGACCCTGCCAAAACCTATCGCGTACGGGCTTGGGCGCGCACCGTCAGCGGCTCCGGCTCCACCATTTACATCGGCCTCGCGCTGTTCGACAACAGCGGCAACAACATCTCGGGCGACGGCGCGCAGTGGTCATATGCAACGGCGTCCGGCCCGCAGCCCTCTGGTTCGTGGACGGAATACTCTGCCGACTACGGCGCAGGCACCGCACGCCCGTTCCCGAGCAACGCTCGTTACATGAGGACGCTGTTCATCATCGGATACGGCGGCGGCAACAGCGTTCACGAAATCCAAGACCTCCGATTGGAGGAGGTGCTACCGGCAACGCTCATCCAAAACGGCGCGGTCACCACTGACAAACTGGCGGCGAACTCCGTCGTTGCCGCGAAGATTGCCGCTGGTGCCGTCGTGGCTGGCAAGATTGCCGCCGATGCTGTGACTGCCAATGAAATCGCGGCGAACGCCATCACCGCGCCAAAGATTTCGGCTGGCGCGGTCACGACGCAGAAGATAGCGGCGCAGGCCGTCACCGCGAACGAGATTGCGGCGCGCACCATCACGGCCGAACGGCTTGCGCTCGGCGCGCTCGACAACCTCGCGCCAAACGGCAACTTCGCCACGGGCAACTTCAGCGACTGGCGGCCTTGGTACAACGGCAACGAGGTGCTTGCGCGTGGCGCGGCGGGCGTTCCCGCTGGCGCGCCCGCTAATTTCGTCTGCCGGATGTACAGCCTTGCTGGCGCAAACGATTCGACCATCTTCAACTGCGGCAAGGTGTATAGCGACACCGACGCATGGAAATACGGCATCCAGTGCCGCCCCGGCGAGCAGTATCGCTTCGCTCTCGATGCTGCGTCCACCGTATCGGGATATGCAGGCATCCTGTTCTATGTTTACTACGCCAAAACAGATGGCACGTACAACAACGCCACTTTGGTCGGCACTTACACGGTGTCTGGCTCGTGGGCGACCTTTTCGCCTCCAATGTTTGAGGTTCCGGCAGACGCGGTGGCGTTCTGGCCGTACATTTACGTGCAGAGCACCTTCGGCGGTGGCGGCTCTGTCTACTTCACCAATCTCCGCGTCATTCGCGCCGCGTCGGCGGAACTCATCGTTGACGGCGCTGTAATCGCATCAAAGATTGCCGCCGGAGCCGTGGTTGCCGACAAGATTGCAGCCAACGCGGTCACGACCGGGAAACTTCTGGTCACCGGGGTGGGCGCGTCGATTGTTGATGACCCGAACACGCAAGACCTTTCCGCGTGGACAAGCGGTAGCACAATCACCATCGTCAACGACACGAGTTCTCCGACCGGGAAGGCGCTCGAAGTGTCGTCAGTGGGTCAAACGACTTACAGCGAGCGCATGGTTCCGATTGATGCGACCAAAAATTACCTTGCCACGATTTGGGCGCGACAGGTAAGCGGCTCGCCGGGTTCGTACTTCCTCATCGCGTTCTATGACGCGGCTGGAAGCCTGCTAATCGGCGGCAACTATCCGACCGGCTGGTACAGCGCGGGCAGTTTCCATTATTGGGGCCGCGCAAATGAACTCATCCCTTCGGTATGGACGGAGTACCGCTATGCCTTCGGGCCGGGCGAGACTGCGAAGATTCCGCCAGGCGCGGCGTTTCTTCGTATCGGCGTTCTCGCCAACTACAGCGGCGCAGGCGTGTCCCGGTTCACGCGGCTTTCGGTTGTCGAAAAAACCGGCGCAGACCTTATCGTAGACGGCTCGGTTATCGCGCAGAAGGTCGCAGCCGGAGCAATCACGGCTGACAAGATGGCCGCCAACTCGGTGACCGCCAACGCCATCGCGGCTGGCTCCGTCACTGCCGCGAAGATGGCGGTTTCGACGCTCGATGCCATCAGCGCCAACGTGGGCACGCTCACCGCTGGTGTCATCCGCAACGCCGCCGACACCTACCGCACCGATGTGACCAACGGCCGCACCATCGTACAGATTGGCTCGCTGATGAAGGTTACCGGCGCGCCGTTCGGCAGCAGCAGCCAGTTCATCGAGTGGTTCGGCCCGTATCAGAGCAACCTCGCCAACTGCACCGAATCGAACGCGACGGCGTACCTCAAAACGAACGGCGCTGCCTACTTTGGCGGCTCGCTTTCGGCGGGCACGCTCACGAATCGCGGCGAGACAAGCGACCTTTCGACCTCGGCGCAAATTATCGTCGGGCCGTTCGGCACGAATGGCGACCCGAAGTTGGTCACCGTGTCGTACTCGTACAGCGGCACTTGGACGGAGTTCCAGAACCAATCGAGCGGCTCGTCAAGCGGCACCATCAGCGCCACCGTTCGGCTCTATCGGAAAATCGGCGCGGGCAGCGAAACCGAGGTTGCCACGCTCAATGTGTCGGGCAACTGGAGTTACTACACGGACGGTGAGCAGCAGCCGGGCGGCATCTACTACCGCTATTGGGAGCAAGCCATGAGTGGCTCGGTCACGTACACCGATTCTGACAGCAGCATGGGCGACCGCACCTATCGTGCGACCGTCACGGCACGCTCGACCGCATTTGGCACTGGCAGCAACAGCCAGCGCGTTTCCATCGTAAGCACAGAGGAATAATCATGGCACTTAAGAAATCGCTAACCCTTCCTTCGGGCCACGTCTGCGAATACTGGCGCATCGTTCGCGTGCAGCAGGACTTCGCCACCGGCACCGGCACCGTCATCATCGCGGGCTACCTCGATGAGCAGGCACGGCTCGACGGCAAGGCACCGGCATCCGATGCGCTCGTGGCGCTCGAAGGCTACCTCGGTCACGGCGGCACTGCGGCAGCCTACGAGTGGGTCAAGCAGCAGCCGCAGCAGATTCCCGGCCGCGTCGAGCGCGTCACCGACATGGTGGTGCCACCGATGCCGCCGACGTTTGACGAGAATGGCCAGCCGCTGCCGCCGCCACCTCCGCAGCCTGTTGTTCGCGAAGTATGGGTGCCTGCCACGCAGGGTCCGCCGCTGTTCGCTGACGCGGAAGACTGCTGACTGTATAAGGGCGACCTTATACATAGAAAGTAAGTCACGAATGACGAAGGCTGGTATACTAGTCAGTACAGATTGGTAGGAGTCGCAATGCTGTTTCTTTCGGCTGGTCATCATCCGGCAGCACCAGGCGCAGCTTGGAAAGGCTTTGTTGAGCATCAGGAGGCCGTTAAGTGGGTGACCCACCTTGCGCGCCTTATGCCCAACGCCATGATGGTGCCAACTGGCGACCTCGGCAGAAAAGTTGCCTGGATTAACGCCAGGGCAAAGAAGGGCGACCTTGCGGTGGAGATCCACTTCAACGCCGCTACGCCCTCTGCCAAAGGCTCGGAAACGCTCTTTGCCCCTGGCTCTATAAGCGGCCAGGCCTGGGCTGGAGAAATTCAGGCTTGCGTCTCTCAGTTCTTCTTCCCGAATCGCGGAACGAAGATTGGCTGGTATCAGGCGGACCCCGCGAAGGGTCCGCTGGCCTTCCTTTCTAAAACTAAGTGTACGGCAGTCATTGTGGAGCCGGAGTTCGTCTACTGGGCGGACCAAATCTACGCCAACCGTGCGGCGTGTTGCGACGCCCTTGCCAGAGTTCTTTGGAGAGCAGTATGACCGACGAAGTGATGGTGAACCTTAAGGACTGGGTTCGGGGCGCACTCCGCTCCCGGACGATGTATTGGAACGTCCTGCTGGCAGTTCTGGCGGGCCTCGAGCTGTTCGGGGCGCACCTTACCACCCTCTTTGGTGCAAAGGCCGCCGCAGCGATTCTGCTCATTGGTGGCGCGGCAAACATTGCCCTGCGCGCCATCACGACGACCCCGCTCCCGCATCGGTAAGGGTTATGCCTTTCCTGGACCCCAGAGTGTGGGCAGCAATTCTGCTGACCCTTCTCCTCGGCTACGGCATTGGGTACGGCCACCACGCCTGGAAGACTTCCAAGCGTGACGCGGCGGTAGAGGCCGTTCAGACCACTACCCAGGAAGTCACCACAAGCACCATTACGACCGTTGACACGGCGGGCGTGGACAAACTTAAGGCTCAACTTTCCGCAACGCAGCGGCGTGCTGCGACGCTCCAGGCTCAACTCAGTGAGGCCAAGAATGCGAATCCTTCTTCTGCCGGTTGTCGCCTTCCTGTCGGGTTGCGCGACTCCATCAATCACCATCTCGATGCCTCCGGTGCCCCGTGAGTACCTGGAGTCATGCCCCGAGCGTGCTGCGGCACCACTCACAGATGCTGACCAATACGACCTCGCTCGTGCGCTGGTAGAGGCGGGAACGTGGGGGCGCAGTTGCAAGGCCAAGCTTGATGCCTTGATTGACGCCGTGAAAGTCAGAGAAGCAGTCGCAGACCAGCTGGAGAACCGGAAGTGACATCCGAAAACCAAGACGACAAGGACCTCATCAATTACCGGCTGTCTCGGATTGACGACACGCTGGAGGCGATGGCGAAGAACCTAGAGCGGCTTACGACGCTCGAGTTGCGCCATGCAACAACGCGCGAGGAAATCGACAAGGTTGTGAAAGCCGTCAACAGCCACGATCACCGAATTAAGGCCGTCGAAATCGAAATGCCAATGCTCAAAACCATCAAAGGGTGGGTAGTTGGCGCCGTTCTGTTCATGGTCGCCATGGTGGGTGCAGCAGTCATCAAGATGATTCTGAACGCCTAACTAGCGCAGACCGGGCGGTAATGCAGTTGCATTACCTGGGCTAACTTCATGAGGATGTATGCAGAAGGGAAAGCTTTCCGACAACGACTTTGCGTCCGCTTATAACAACGTCCAGAAATACCCACTCACGGCAGACCTTGCGGAAGCACTCGGCCTTACCCGCAAGCAGATTTCTGACAAAGCACGCCGCCTTCGGGCGGCTCGCGGCAAGGGCAAGCGGTCGGTCCCGGAGCTGATTCATCGCGGTGAGTACCACCCGCCGCTGATGTCGGAAAGCGCCGAGAAGTATCAGGAAGAGTACAGCGCGGAAGACTGCCTTTCGGAGCTTCGTCGGATTGCCGAGGCGCACCCGGACAAGGTCATCACCCGAAACTTCTTCCGGACAAACTCAAGCATCTCTGAGTCCACCTGGAATCGGTACTTCGGTACCTTCGAGGAGTTCAAGCGGCAAGCCAACATCAAGCTTTCCCGGCAAGCCCACGCCCTTGAGCGCAACATCGCGGTACACGCATCCAGAGACCATTACAGGGCGTTGTCCGCTGAACGCATGGGCTACGAGGGTAAGTACGATAGGCCCCGCGAGGGACGCTATAAGACGATTCTAGTGGGGTCCGACTTGCATGACCGCGAGTGCGACCCGTTCTGGTTGCGCACCTTCATTGACGCGGCCCGACGCATTCAGCCCGACGTTATCTGCCTTAACGGCGACGTGTTCGACCTGCCCGAATTTGGAAAATACACGGTCGACCCCCGCGACTGGGACGTGGTTGGCCGGATCCAGTTCGTGCATGACCACATTCTCAAGCCACTCCGAGAGGCTGCACCGAATGCCCAGCTGGATATCATCGAGGGAAATCATGAGGCCCGTCTTCTTAGAATGCTTGCGGACGCGACTCCTGCAATGCGCGTACTTCTATCAGACCTTCATGGCTGGACTGTTCCGAAGCTTCTGGGTCTAGACAAGTACGAGTGCAACTATGTTGCCAAAATGGATTTGTCCGTCTTCAACAAGACTGACTTCAGCCGAGAGTTGGCGAAAAACTACAAGTCCTACTTTGGCTGCTTCATAGCCCACCACTTCCCGCACGCTCGGAGGATGGGCGTACCCGGCTGGAATGGACACCATCACAGCCATGAGATTTGGCAAAACTACAACCCGATGTATGGAACCTATGAGTGGCACCAGCTTGGCGCCGGCCATAGGCGTATGGCCGAGTACTGCGAAGGCGAACGGTGGTCGAATGGGTTTCTGATTGCCCACGCCGACACACAGACTCAGGCGACAGCAATGGAGTATGTTCAGGTGACGAATTTCGCGATTGTCGGCGGCAAGTTCTATCATCGAACCACCGAAGAGGGTGGCAACAACGTCGCAATTTGGCCTGGCAAGTAAGCCCATGTCCAAAGTCAGGAAGCGAACCAAGAAAGAGAGCTTGGCTGCGGAACTGGGTACGGACCACAAGGTAGAAAAGCGAGACGACTCCAAGCTAGAGCCAAAAACTGCCGCCCAGTCAGAGTATCTGACGGCGATTCGGTCGTCAGTTGTCACTTTTGGTGTCGGCCCCGCAGGAACTGGCAAGACATACATTGCGACCTGTGAGGCAGCAGAGGCACTTAAGAGTCGGCAAGTCAGAAAAATCATCGTTACGCGCCCAGCTGTGGAGGCAGGCGAGGAGCTCGGCTTTCTCCCTGGCTCGCTGGAAGAGAAGTTCGACCCGTATTTTCGGCCTGTAAAGGCGATTCTCGAGGCCCGACTTGGCAAAAGTCAGGTCGAGTACATGGTGAAGCGGGGCACAATCGAGGCGCTACCGCTGGCCTATATGCGTGGGCATACCTTCGACAACTGCTTTGTCCTCTTCGACGAGGCACAAAATGCCAGTTCCGTTCAGATGAAGTTGTTTCTGACCCGCGTTGGCAATCACTCGAAAGTCGTGGTCAACGGCGATATCAGGCAGCGTGACATCCCGAATGCGAATGGCTTGGAGGACGCTGTACACCGCACCCGGTCGATTGGCGGCGTTAGCGTTGTCAACTTCACCAAGGCGGATATTGTGCGCTCCGGGATTTCGCAGCGCATTGTCGAAGTCTACGAGACTGACTGAAAAAACAAAGCCGCCCGATATAATCAACCCATGATTGTTGATGCTATCGGAAAGAGTAACGGGCCTTACTTTGGTAGACACTTCAGCGACCTGGAGCTAGACTCTAGGTCACTGACTTCAATTCCAGAGAAGTATCTTGCTGGCGAAGCAAGACTGTATACGACTAAGAATGCAAAGTACCGCAGCCTACATCCTATGGCCGCTACGATGCTCTTTGCAGAAGCCTATGTCGCTGCCTACAGATGGGCACTTCGGAAGCGAGAAGACTTCAGGCTGGTTGATAAGCACCGTATCTTTTCGGCGGCCAACCCTATGGACGACACCGAGCAGAATCGGGTCGGCCTGTGGGCAGCTCGCCGAGCAGCCGATTCCATCGGTGCAGACTATGAGCAATTTTGCTTCCATGCTCTAGACTATTCAGAGCGTGCAGGTTGGAAGCGACTCGCCTTACCTCGCGAGTTGGCAAACAGCAATGTCGTTGAAGCGGTCGTCAAGAAATTGGCCGGCCATTGATTTTTGTCTCAAACAGTAAGTAACGGGTGAATAACATGAGTGATGAAAACGTGACCATTCGTCAGCAACTTGGACTTCCCGAGCGGGGTCGAGTTCGTGCCTATGGAACCAGCCGGTCGCCGGTTCGCAAGGAAGTTAACCGCAAGGAAGGCCATGACGCCTTGATTGATATGCTGCGGCACAAGAATGTCCGCATCACAATCGTGGCAATCTCCGGTGAGGAGCACGTCGGTCGTCTTAGCCAGTCGGACCGCTTTACCGTGTCGTTCTTCCGGGATGGCGAGGAAAACCCGACCATCTTCTTCAAGCACGCCATCGAGTCGTTCACCCTCGAAATCCTGGAGTAAGCCATGTCCGAGGAACTCGAGAAGTTCCAGTTTGACGAGGCTTTCCAGACCACCATCGTGGCCCTGCTGTGCAGGGACGTGGACTTTCACATCCGTACGGATGGCCTCATTAAGCCGGAGCAGTTCTCCAACGAACTAGAGGCGGGCATTGCGTCCTGCTTTCTGGAGTACTTCCAGAAATATCGCACCATCCCTCGCGGGAAGGGCGCGATTACCGAGGTCATCAAGGATGGGATTGTCAAAAAGAAATTCCGCAAGGGGGTAGTCCATGAAATCCCGGCCACCCTGACTGCGCTGAATGATGTGGTCATCGCGGACCGGGACTTCGTAATCGACAAGGTCGCCGAGTTCGCTCGGCACCAGGCCTTGAAGGTGGCAATTCTCGAGTCCGTCGACCTGGTGGACAAAGGCAAGTTCGACGATGTTGAGCGCGTGGTCAAGCGCGCCAGCGAAGTCGGCGTGGTGGAGACCGACCAGGGCTACTCCTACTTCGACACCATCGAGGAGCGGAAGCTTTACCGCGAAGACCTGGTGGCTGGCCGAATCTCGAAGTCTGGCATCACCACCGGCATCGAAATCATGGACACCATCCTCTACCACGGCGGGTGGGGCCGGAAGGAGCTGTCCATCTACATGGGCGGCCCCAAGTCCGGCAAGAGTATGGCGCTGATTGATTCGGCTCGAGCCGCCTGCTTTGCTGGCCACAACGTGATGTATGTCACGCTGGAACTTTCCGCCAAGATTGTTGCGGAGCGGCTCGACGCCAACATCTCCGAAATCAGCCTGTCGACGCTTGGAATTTCCGCCTTAGAGGTCGCCGACCGTATAGAAACGGCAAGAAAAGACTGTGGCTTACTTCGTATTCACGAGTTCCCAACGGGTTCCTTGACGCCAAAGGCGTTGGTACGGCTGCTCCATCATTACAAGGCGAAAGGCACGACCTTCGATATGGTCGTCCTGGACTACTTGGACCTGATGGCGCCGGACTATCGGACGACAGAATCCATCGAAAACTCCAAGCAAATATACACCGGGGTCCGCGCCATCGCTCAGATGGAAAATTTGGCCTTGGTATCTGCGACCCAGACCAATCGAGAAGGTTTCCAGCAGGCTGTTCAAAGGATGGAGCACGTTTCCGAGGACATTAACAAGGCGCGCATCGTCGACCTTCTTATCTCTATCAACTCCACGGAAGACGAGAAGGCCAGACAAGAGGCGCGGCTTTACTTCGCAGCGTCGAGAAACCAGGAAGATGGAATCACCATTCGTGTTAAGCAGGCGCTCGAGCGCGCGAAGTTCATTGCTAGGGTAATTGGTAAAGAGTAATCCGAGTGTCGGAGTTAAACGAAATCTTGGAGGCGTTGGACTTGGAGTCCTACTTGGACCACATGGGGGTCGAGTATAGGACGCGCCCTGGCTCTTCGGGCAGGCAGCTGAACATCAAAACCTGCCCGTCCTGCGGAGACAACAATTGGAAAGTCTACGCCAACGAATCTACGGGCCTTGGCAACTGCTTCAAAGGCGGTTGCCAGCTTGGAACCTTCAACAAGTATAAGTTCATCCGTGCGCTCCTTGGAGACGCAGCCCATCGCGAAGTCATCGCACATATAAAAGAGAGCGCGTCAGCGATGGGATGGCGGGCGCGGAGGAAGGCTGCGGCAGTAGATTGGAGCGGGAGCGTCGAGTTGCCGACCAGCATTGAATTGCCAGACATTGACGGCAACAATCTGGAGTATCTCGAGAGCCGTGGAGTCACGGGCGACTTGGCCCGGTTCTTCAATCTTCGTTACTGCCATACTGGCGGGCACAAGATGGAAGTTGATGGGGCCGTCTACCGCCAAGACTACTCTGGTCGGGTCATCATTCCGATATTCGACCTGGAGGGCAACCTCAAGACCTTTCAGGGCCGCGACATTACCGGGGCGAAGGAGCCGAAGTATCTATTCCCGCCTGGGCTGAGTGCGTCGGGCCGCTATCTCTATAACGGTCACAACGCTTGGCAGTCCAGCCACATTGTCGTGGGCGAAGGCGTGTTCGATGTGATAGCCATTCATGCAGCATTGCAGGAAGATCCGGCACTTCGTAATGTCGCTGCGGTAGGCACCTTCGGTATGCACCTATCTGTGGGGCTTGAAGGCGACACGCAGATAGATGCCTTTGCGTCCCTGAAGGCAGCAAACCTGCGAACCGTCACCATAATGTGGGACTCGGAGCCAGCCGCACTTAGGTCTGCTATTAAGGCGGCGGATAAGCTCCGTGGCATCGGTTTGACGGTCAACATCGCCATTCTTCCAAAGGGTAAAGACCCCAACGAGGTATCTGGCGCGGTTGTTCGGAAGCAGTTTCTTGGTGCCGTCAATCCATCTGATGCCGCCGGCGCAAAGTCTCTCCTCAGGGCCATTATGTTTTGACCGCGCAACTACCGTCCCAAAAATCACGGGCGCGTGTAAGATATAAGTAACGACTGAGGAGGTGTGTGTATGACGGCGAAGGCAATTCATGTCCGACGCGCTCAAATTGAGTTTGTCGCCGAAAACGATTTTGGAAACCATACGACCAGGTACAAATGGGAGGTACTGAGTTCCACGTCGCTGGCTAAAATCTTCATCGCGGAGCGATACGGCTTTAAGGGTGAAACCTGTTGGGCTTGGCTTTTGAACTCGCCCACTGCCGCCATTACGCATTTGGCCGCTAGATTCCACAAACTCACGCTCAAGTACCAGGACAACAGACCAAAATTTATCTTTCACGACGGCAAGCATCTGGGTGACGCTTTGCTACTCAACGCCGAAATACCTCCAATTTCAAGTTGGGTGTCGGGTATGGTCAATGACGAGACGAAGATGAGGCCCTTCAGAAACGCGCTGTACCGATTCGGTACGGACCTTCGGCCCTCTCCTGCGACATCCGGGGATATCGAGGCGTTTGTCACCAGCATCCATGCGTATGCTATGGCGACAAACATAAGTTATCCGGTCATCCCGTCTGGACTGTCAGTTACTCCAGTACCGACTTCAGCAGCCGGTCTTTCTGCTGCATTTGAGTCGCCTATTGAATTGCCTATCGAGTCGACTTCCAGGCCTGCAACTTGGGGTGCATGGTAATGACTAAGCCACTTGAATACTCAAAGCGCGGCGACAACACGCTGACCGTGAATTGCTCGGTCTACGGTGGGCATCGGCACTACGCTGTATGCCTCAATCTCATTGAGCGGATTGAGAAGCGCGACTACCAATCGAAAGACGCGGCTTGCATACGCGCCTTCAACTGCGGCGGTTGCCCTGCCAAAAAGATGCGCTCGGAGGAGCGACAGGCTGGACACGCGCTCTTTTATACCCCACGCGAACCCACACCAGCCACAGGCGGCAGACCAAAGCCGGCGGTTGATGTGCTGAGTCCAAGTTTCCAGCGCGGATGGGACCGGGCTGGACTAGCAATTGCGGCAATCAAGAGGCGCGAATCCGGGTTGCCCGAGCCTGTTGAGACTGCCCCGCGACCCGAAAGGTCGGCTCCGGTCAGTCGCCCGACCAGACGACCTGCCAGAGTCGAGCCACAAGTCAGCACAGGAAATCTGTATGCAGATTTGGTAAATAAGATGATGGCAGAGCAAGCCAAAGATAAATAATCAGACTAACTTGGTGAGGTAAAAATGAATCTGATTTTGTCGGAATGTGTTAACCAGGTCCGCGCAGCGGGTAGCCGCAAGGAAAAGGTGGACCTGTTTAAGAAGTTTGTGGAGACCGTGCCAAACTTTGGCGAAATGGTTTCCCTTGCGATGGACCCCTCGATTGCCTTCAATGTTGGCAAGAACAGCGTGGAGCTGCGACTCTCAATCGCCGAGAAAGTTACCGGGGTACTTAATTCGAAGGACTTTGAGACGCTACGGCTTTTGGCAAGTCGCAAGATGAATAGAAGCAAAGGCGCAGAGTGGGCCAACAAGCGGTGCTCGGAACTGTTGTTCGACGAGGCACAACTTCTTGTTGCCATTCTCGACAAGGACCTGTCCTGGGGCCTGGGCGCAGGCACCATCAACACGGCTATTCCGGGCTTTCTGTTTGAGTTCTCCTGTATGCTCGCCGAGCCGTACGACAGTCGGAAAATCGAATATCCGTGTCGCATCGAGCCTAAGTACGACGGTATGCGGGTGCTCTCGGTCGTGGATGCGTCTGGCGTCAAGTTCTACACCAGAAGCGGCAAACCTGTGACCTCCCTACCCGAATCGCTGGAAAAGTCGCTGCAAAATATTGCCAACAAGTTGTGTTCCGACGAAGGGTGCGACGCCGTAGTTATTGATGGCGAAGTGATGGGCAAGTCTTTCAAGGAGACGATGGAAAAGGCCCGTCGCAAGTCTGAAGTTTTCCACGATGCGACCTACCATGTATTTGACTGGCTGCCGTACGAGGCCTTCAGAAAGGCTGGCAAGCAGTCTTGGACGGAAAAGAACTATGCGGCGCGTCGGCAGGCTCTTGTCACTGCGGTTAACCTGTCCGCGCTCAAATTCAACGACGGTCCGGCCTCCATTAGTTTCCCTCCGTCCTATGTGGCTTCCTCCGAAGAAGAAGTCACCCATTACTATGGCGCCTTCCGAGACAAAGGCTTCGAGGGCGCAATCATCAAGGCGCCTAATAGCGGCTATGTCGGCAAGCGGTCTTCAGCCTGGATCAAGATGAAGGCCGAGGACTCCGAAGATTTGGAAATCATCGGTTTCGAGGAGGGCGAAGGCAAGTTTGTCGGCACTCTCGGCGCTCTTATTGTGGACCGCAAGGGTGTGCCGGTTCGTGTCGGCTCGGGCATCAGCGACGAGGACCGAAATCTCATCTGGCGCAATCGAGAAGTTTATCGCCACAAACTTGCGGAAGTTCAGTTCCAGGAAGTCACGGAGGCCGGCTCGCTTCGGCACCCGCGCTTCGTTTCCCTCAGAATGGATAAGTCGGAGTGGTGATGAAACCTATCAATGCAATCGTAAGCCTTACTGGTCCGTCGCTCTCTGGAAAGACGACCCTTATGCGGACCCTGCAATCGCGGGGCGGCTTCAAGGAGATTGTCAGTCACACTACCAGACCCTCTCGCGCAGGCGAGCGGGACATGGTGGATTACTATTTCGTCTCGGACGAGGAGTTTGAGTCCGTAGAAATGGCCGAGCGGGTAGAGTACGGCGGCTATAAGTACGGCGTAGCGGTTCACAGTGTAAAAGCCGCAATCCAGAGCGGTCAGGTTCCTATCGTTATCGTGGAGCCAAACGGCGCGATGCAGTTGGCTAGGGTCGCCAACCAGTACGGCTGGAAACACATCAAGGTATTCATCAACATCACGCCGAGCCTTCAGCGGCATAGGTTTGCTCAGCGGATGTTCCAGGATATCGAAGCCGACTGGGAGATTTACAGGCGACGCTTTCTCCTGACCCGTGCGGAGCTGGAGTGGGTTTCGTTGATGCCATGGGATTACTGCCTGGAGCAGTTTGAAGAGCGGTCGCAGGATTGGCAGGTCAACCAGTTGACCAGGTTCATTTTTGACCGTCTTCACCAGTCAGAATCAGGCTCTCAATCCGACACAGCGGACTGAGCAATCGCTTTGGCTTCCACATAGAGTAAGTCAGTGCCAACAACAAGAAAAACAAAGTTGGTCATTTATCGGTATCTGATTGGTAAGTGCTTGGAGAGTCTGTAATCCAAGCACTTTCTTTCTATACTAGAAAAACAAAGTCACCCATGACGGAGGTATCTGGTGAAGCCCACAAAAGTAGAAATTCTCCGAGAGTCAATTGCAAAAATCGTGCCATTGCTCTCCGGGCGCGGTGTCGAAGTCACGCAGGTCGGCACTAAGGCGTATGTCTCTTATCATCCCAAGACCTTCGTCCCGGAGCGGGTAAACATCCCGTACATTCCGGACAGCGCGCCGGATGCCCTGCTGATTGCCATTCAAGGCTTCGTTGACCACGAGTGCGCGCACATTCTGTTTAGCAATGCGAAGTTTGTGGAAACTGCCAGACACTCGAAGGTCGGCAGCATCTACGGTGTCATCGAGGACACCTTCATCGAACGAAAAATGAAGGAGGCTTACGGTGGTTCTAAGGAGAATCTCGTCAAGACCTGGTCGTTCGTCGAGGAGCACATTCTCAAGGAGCCGCTTGCTAAGGCGGTTGCATCAGGCAGCAAGGAAGCAATCTTCGGCACACTGCTTGTGCCGCTCATGCGCTTCTGGTCTGGCCAGAAAGAGTGCGAGGCGCTGATTAAGCCGCACCTGCCCACTATCGAGCCGATGATTAAGGCAATCGGCAGCGACTTGATTGACCGGATTCGTACCGTCAATTCTTCGGAGGACGGCTACAAGTTGGCGGTTGCGATGCACAATCGGCTTGAGGAACTCAAGCGTCGCGTCGAGGAAGAGGAAAGGAAAAAGAAGGAGAAGGAGGAGGGCGAAAAAGGCGAAGGCGAGGACACCTCTGGCGGCACGCCCGATGCAGATGGTGATTCTTCTGGCCCCACCCGTCGCAGCAAATCTAGCGCCTCTGACTCCGGCGACTCCGGCGACCCTGATGACGGCCCCGGCGATGAGTCTGAGGACGAGCACCCCGAGGACGGACATCCGGAGGAGGACTCTGCGGACGACTCTGACTACGAGGGCGATTCCGACGAGGATGACTCTGATGAGGAGGACTCTGAGGGTGGCTCCGACGAGGATGACTCTGATGAGGACTCTGATGAGGAGGACTCTGAGGGTGGCTCCGACGAGGATGACTCTGATGAGGACTCTGATGAGGAGGACTCTGAGGGTGGCTCCGACGAGGATGACTCTGATGAGGACTCTGATGAGGACTCTGATGAGGACTCTGATGAGGACTCTGATGAGGACTCCGAAGATGAGAGCGAGGACGAGGACTCTGAGGAGGGCCTCGACGGCGAAATCGCAGAGTCAATTGCGGATGTCATCAAGGCTATCGAGGAGGCAAAAGACCTCGACGCGATGATGGATAAGAAAATCGCTGAGGAGATTGAGAAGGCCCACGCGGCGTCAAGATACACGCCGCTTACTAGGGACTTGGATGATATCTCCGAGTTTCGTCCGCGCGCAGGTGTGCCGACCCAACTGAGGCAAATGGCTGCAATGGAGGCCGCCGTTAGCAGTCATATCGGGCCTTTGCAGCGTCATTTGGAGCGATTTGTTGCGGCCCGCTCTCACAGCCGCATGATTCCAGGCTATCGCTCGGGCCGAATCAACCCAAGCGCCTTGCATCGCATTGCGACTGGCGACGAACGCTTGTTCAGGCGCAAGTATGTAAGCCGGACTAAGGATGTTGCGGTCAGCCTTGTTGTTGACCTTTCTGGCTCGATGGGTGGGTCAAAGATTGATTTGGCTATGAAGGCGGCATTCGCCCTGTCCTCATCGCTTGATAGGCTCAATATCACGCACGAAATTATCGGCTTCACCACTAATTGGCCGAGCAAGGTTGGCGTGTATCTTGCAGAAGTAGGCGCAGACCGCCATAAGTATTCGCGGTCTGAGGCTGTTTATATGCCTATCTTCAAGTCTTTCAACAGCCGCTTTAATTCAGAGCGACGCCGCGCAATGGCTTGTTATGACGAAATTGACCTGGCAAACAATATTGACGGCGAGTCGGTCGAATATGCCGCCAAACGGCTGTGGGCGCGTCGAGAGGCCCGCAAACTGATGATTGTCCTGTCTGACGGCCTGCCGTGCGCTGAGGGCGACCGTTCCGCACAAGACTGGCATCTTGCCGAGACGGTCAAGCGAATTCAGTCCGGCGGTATCGAAGTATTCGGCATTGGCATCATGTCCGCTGCCGTCAAGCGGTATTACCGCAATCATGTTGTCATCAACAAGTTGGATGAGCTTCCGACTACCGTTATGCGGCAGCTGGAAGTCATGCTGCTTGACTCGACAAAAGCCGCGTAGTCGAGCACTTGGTAATCAATCGGTAAGTCATTGGTAAGTGTTGTTACCAATGGGGTTGTCTTGTATATTGCAATTGTCGCGTTATCGCACTTTGGAGGTGTTTGTGTCCAGTAAGATTACTTGTCAAATCTGCGGCGAGCAGGTTCACGCCATTCAGAAGCACTTGGCGGAGGCGCATCCGGACGTGAGTCTGGATGCTTACAAGGCCCAGTTCCCAGACTCGCCAATTCTGAGCGAGGCCGCAAGGGCAAAAATTGCCGAGCGGCGTGCTCAGGAAACTAAGTCGGGCGTGACTGATGTGGCTGCCCCTCGTGGTGTCCCGACCAAGCCCGGTACATTTCTGCATGAGGTCTTTGACCTGGGTACGGTGCCCGCCGCTATGTCGGCATCCGGCAAGCCCATTCCCATTGCTGTCCTGGACGATATCGAAGGCGAGTACGGCACTGCGATGGTGCCGGCCGTCGACAAGTCCTATGTGTTCAACATCGACCTGCTCAAGACGGTGTTGATGTGCCTGGAAATGAATATGCCTTGCTATCTGTGGGGCCACATGGGTACGGGCAAGACCACTATCTACGAGCAGGCGTGTGCGCATACGCGCCGCCCGATGATTCGGGTCAACCACACCGTCAACACAGAGGAAGCGCACATTCTGGGCCAGCACGTCTTCCGTGACGGGCAGACGGTCTATCAGCCGGCCTGGCTGCCCATCGCGATGCGATATGGACTTGTCTATGTCGCCGACGAGTACGACTTCTGTGTGCCGCACGTCCTGTCGGTCTATCAGTCGGTTCTCGAGGGTAAGCCGCTCATTATCAAGGACGCCGACCCCGAATGGCGTGTCGTTCATCCGCACCCGAACTTCCGGTTCCTTGCGAACGGCAACACTAACGGCACCGGCGACTCGACGGGCATCTATCAAGGTACGCAGTTGCAGAACGCGGCGAACTACGAACGCTTCGCCGTCGTGCAGCGTGTGGAGTTCATGGACGCAAGCATCGAGAAGCGCATCCTCATCAGCCGCTGCGGTCTCGGCAGCAAGGATGCGGACCACTTCATCAAGTTTGCCAGCCTGATTCGTCAGGAGGTCGACAAGAGTTCCATCAGCACGCCGATTACTCCCCGGTCGCTCATCAATGCCGCCCGACTCGGCATCGTCAAGGGTGACTTCAAGGTGGGCCTGTCGCTTGCTTACATCAATCGCCTGCCGCCCGTCGAGCAGGAGGTTGCGCGTCAGTTGGTGCAGAGGATTTTCACCTGATGACAGCGCCAGCGCAGCCTCCAAAATGGGAGGACTACGAGCGGTTTGTGGCACAGCTGTCCTGGAAATCTCACCGGAGATCCAGGATGGCTGGACGCCCAATGGAATTTGACGACATTTTCCAGGAGGCGGCTACAGCCTATGTTCGCGCGCTGAGGACATTCAAGCCGGAACTCGGGTTCCGATTCATCACTTATCTTGGCGCCGCCGTTAATTCGTCCCTTGCCAACTACAAGAAAAAGATGGACCGCCAGCTGGTTGGTAGGACGGTCAGTCTGGACTCGATGTTGGAAGAGGACGGGGATGCCCACGAGGTGTTTCCTGGGTACGACCCGTCGCCACTCGATGAGTTGATGGCGACGGACTCCCTTGAAAACTCCTTGAGAGAACTGGGTCCGCTCGGCGAACAGATGATTGAGTGGATGATTAGCCCGCCTCCGGAAATTGAGGCGGAACTCAACGCGCTTCGTTGGAAATTTGCCGAAATGAATCGGCGTGGAATTCGACGCAATGCCGTCAATCTTGAAATGGACATTCGCTTTCTGTTTGGCGAACTCCTGCCCAAGTTGATTCCGGAGAATCAGGCGGCAATCAAGAGGCTTAGGGCCAAAGTACAGGGGGTGGTAGGTGCATGGAACATCTAGAAAGACCAGGCTGCTTCGGGTTTGTGGTCTGTTACGAGCCAGGCTCGGAGTTCTGCTCCGGGTGTAATCACGAGGAAGCCTGTGCGGCGGTTGTTTCTGAGCGTCGCACAGCGTTGGAAAAGTTACTCGCGGGTAGGGTAGCGGGGGGTGCGCGAGGCCCGCTGAAACGGGCTGCAATGCGCCCTAGCGTAGCGCCTGCTACACCCGCTCCCGTTGTGCATATCGCAGTAGTGGAGACAGTCGTGGAAATCAAGGCAGAAGTACCCAAGCGTGGTGGTTCGGAACCCAAGCGGTATGCCGCAGGGGAAATGAGCAAGAAGGCTCGCCAGCTGGACGAGTCGCTCAAGCGGCTCAACATCAATGCGGTCGAAAGTCTGAAGGCGGGTAGGAACCCGATGGAGGGCTTCGACAGGCTTAGTTTCTTCAAGATTGCCTGCGACCTGCTCCTGGCTGACGGCGCCCTCGACCGCGCCAAACTGCACAAGGCGTATACCGACAATCTTGGGTGGGACTCCAAAACGGCAGCGTCCCATCTGTCCATCATCGCATCTTACATGGTCGCGACAGGAATCCTTGCTGTGGACGGCAAAATGCTCATCCGAGTTGCCCGATGATTTGGCTGAATGCCCGGACGCACTTCTCGCTCGGCGAGAGTGTGGTCAAGATTGACGAGTTGGTTGACGCCGCAAAGGAGCAGGGCGTTCATGCCATCGGACTTATGGACACGATGAATGTGTCCGGCATGATTGACTTCTGCAAGCGGTGCAAGGAGGGCGGCATCAAGCCCATCGTCGGCGTGCGACTGCGGGTTGTGGATGACCCGCTCTATCGGAAGCCCGGCCTTGGTGAACCCAAGAAGGACAACTACGAATACTATCCGAATGTCTACATCCGGAATCACGACGGTTGGCTCTCGGTTCTGAGGCTGCTGTCCAAGGGGCTGAGTGAGGACTACTTCTACTACAAGCCGCGCATCGGGCTGGATGACTTGCTCGAGGAATTGGAACGCGGCGGGCTTATCGTCACCTCTGGCGACTTCAACGGCGTGTTCACGCATCCTAGTGCGGCTAAGATTTGGACCGCCATTGAGGCGGCAGCGGGAGAACTGGCCTGCGGCGAGGTCGTGCCGCTCAATACTCCGTTTTGGGATAGGTACAATTTCGAGGTCATCAAGCACACGAAATCCCACGCCGTCACCTGGCCCATCCTCTACCTGACCGGGGAGGAAGCGGAAGCGCGCGATGTGGCGTCCGCAATCATCTCCAATCACAAGATTACCGACCGGTTCCGGCATATCCCGCATACCCGGTGCCATCACCCTGTTGATGCCAGTCAACTCCGCTCCCACAAGGAAGGCACTTACGGGCGGCTCGGCATCAAGCCTACGGTCGAGTACGAAATCGAGCCGCGCATCGAGTTCTCCTGGTCAAAATTGCCGGTCACGCTGCCTAGCATTGCTACTGGCGAGACCGAGTTCGATATGCTTGTGCGCCTGTGTAAGAAGGGCTGGAAGGAGCGTTTCAGCCAGGAGATTCTCGGACACAAGCCAGGCCCAGAGGAGTTGCCCAAGTATCAGGAGCGCCTCAAGTACGAACTTGGCGTCATCCGCAAGATGGGCTTTGAGCGGTACTTCCTGGTCGTCGCAGATGTGGTGAACTGGGCCAAGTGGAACGGGATTCTTGTAGGCCCCGGTCGAGGCTCTGTTGGCGGCAGTCTTGTCGCCTACCTGACGCGAATCACGGATGTCGACCCCATCCGCTTCAACCTACTTTTCGAGCGTTTCATCAACCCGGAACGCCTCGACTTGCCCGACGCGGACCTCGACTTTCAGTCCTCCCGCCGCGAAGAGGTTATTCAGTACCTAGTCGACAAGTACGGTCGGGACATGGTGGCCGGCATTTCTAACTTCTCGACGATGGCATCCGCATCAGCCCTGCGCGATGTAGGTCGCGTCTACAACATCGACCTGCGTGAAATGGAAATCACGAAGTTGGTGCCGAAGGAGCACGGCAAGCCCTACGAGTTGGAGCGTGCTGCTGACGAAGTGCCGCAAATCGACAACTTCCGGGTCAAGCATCCGGCTATCTGGAAGACAGCGACCCGTCTGGAGGGCGTCATGCGGTCGTTTGGCCGTCACGCTGCTGGCGTTGTCGTCGCTGGCGAGCCGCTTTCAAATCGTGCCGTAGTCGAGACGCATCGCGGCGAACCCGTGGTCAATTGGGACAAGGTGTTCGTGGAAGACCTGGGGCTGGTGAAGATGGACGTTCTCGGTCTGTCTACGCTGGATGTCATCGGGTTGGCGCTCAAATACATCGAGCAGCGGCATCGCATCACCATTGATATGACCACGCTGCCGCTTGATGACCCCAAGACCCTGGACTCTTTCGCAGAGGGCCAGACGGTCGGCGTGTTCCAGTTTGAATCATCGGGAATGCGGACGCTGCTCAAGGACTTGGGCATGGGTGGCAAGTTGACTTTCGAGGACTTGGCCGCCGCTACCTCGCTGTATCGCCCCGGCCCGAAGGACTCTGGTCTGCTGGACGACTATGTGGCTATTCGTCAGGGCCTGAAGAGGCCCTACTACGAGCATCCCAACATGATTCCTGCGCTGGAAACAACGGGCGGGGTCATGGTGTACCAGGAGCAGGTCATGCAGATTACCCGCGACCTGTGCGGATTCTCTGCCGCAGAAGCCGACGCTGCTCGAAAGGCGATGGGCAAGAAGGACAAAGACAAGATGGAGGCCCTGCGCGCCAAGTTTGTGGCGGGCGCGCAAAGTCACTCGGGTATGGAGTCGAGGCCCGCTAATGGCTTGTTCGACAAGATTATGAATTTCGCCGCGTACGCCTTCAATCGAAGCCACGCTGTCGAGTATTCCGTAATCTCGTACTGGACGATGTGGCTCAAGGTCAATTACCCGGCAGAGTTCTACGCGGCGGGCCTGACGATTCTCGGCGACGACAAGCTGGAGGGCCTGGTGCGTGACGCCAGGAAGCGAGAAATCGAGGTGATGCCGCCCCGCATCAACACCTCCACTCAGCGGTTTGAGATTATCGACGGACTGAAGGAGCGTTCCGAGAAGTTGCCCAATGCAGTCTTGATTGCGCCATTTAGCCGCGTCAAGGGAATCTCCGAAAACACGGCCCAGTCTATTCTCGAGGCGCGCAACAAGGCAGGTAAGTTCCTCAGTCGGAAGCATCTTGAAGGCATCGTCAACAGGACGAAGGTCAATGTTCGTCATCGCGACGCGCTGGACAAGGTCGGTGCTTTTCATGGCATCGAACCGGGAAGTCTGCCGCCCCTGCATCCCGACCGTCGCAAAGACCAGATGGCCCTCATGCCCGGTCTGATTATCGACATGGTCAAGGCAGACCGGGCAATCGTCACCGGAGAGGCAATCAAGAACATCCTGATTTCCGAAGTTGTCAGGCCCGTTCAGTCCTGTAAGGGCTGTAGCCTCAGCGGTGGCGTACACCCGATGCCTAGACTCGGTGCTAAAGCCAAGTTCATGGTGGTCACCGACTGCCCGAACTACTCGGAGGAGGCTGAGAACAAGATGTTCTCAGGCAAAGCCTCCGGGTTCTTGAGGGAGGCGCTGAACTCGGCAGAACTGAAGGCAGCAGACGCTTACTTCACCTCGCTGGTCAAATCGCCCAAGTCCGGCAAGTTGCTCTCCAATGAGCAAATCAACGGCTGCGCCGGCTACTTGATGAAGGAAATTGAGATTCTCAAGCCGCCCGTAATCTTGGCGCTTGGTAGTTCGACTGTGAATTATCTGGTGCCGGGGCTAAAGGGTGGTGTGCAGGAGCATACCGGCAGGGTTCACTACAACCCCAAACTGGATGCCAATATCGTCATTGGATTCAACCCCGCGATGATTGCCTTCGATTCATCCAAGCAGACGGCGCTGAACGAGATTTTGGCGACCGTCGCTGAATTGGTAAGTTGATTGGTACTTTCGCGGAATTGCTGTAATCCAATTTACTAGTGTGTAGAGTTAAGTCACCCATTAAGGAGTTTCATATGTCCGTAAATGAAAGCAAGTTGGATGAGTTTCTGACGGCGCACAATTTCGCCCAGGCCACATCCATCAATCCGACCGACCTGGATTCGGAACTCATCAGGATGGCCGCGCTGTATTCGGACTTCGGCGTTGTCGCAGCGAAGGCCCGCTCTCAGCGTGATGCCTGCAAGACGACCCTGGAACTTGTCGAGGCAAAGCTGGACAAGGCGCTGCGTGACAAGTTTGCAGCGGCGGGCGAGAAGGTCACCGAGAACAAGATTCGCTCGGAACTGGTCTTGCAGAAGGTCTACATCGAGGCGGTTGGCTTTCTTAACGAGGCTAACTCAATTCTGTCGGTGGCCGAAACGGCGCTGACTAGCCTGGAGATGAAGCGCGATATGCTCATCCAGCTCAACAAGAACTCCGAGCGTGAGTGGGCCTACTCCAGTGCGCTGGTGCCGACCTCTGACGCTAAGGAAATCGCCAACAAGGCTATTCGCGGCCTTGCATCGAAGCGCGCATAACAGCCGCTGGAAGTACGGTTGGCAAACGGGGGCAAAAGCCATGAACAAGTTTGAGTATATCGGCTGGACCAAAGACGACCCAACTCCACGACACATTGTCGGCGGTCCACCAACTGGCTGGATATTTTCTGATGCCATCAGGCTGGCAAAGTGTCCAAATTGCGGCAGCGATCCAGGCTATCTCTGCGAAACGCCCAAAGGAAGGAAGGCGTCGCATCCGCACGACGAGCGCGTTAGGAAGTCGATGAACAGCGTGCCGCCGGTAAACATAGTCACCGTACGGGAGGTGAGTCCGTGAGTCCAAGCAACGAACTGGTTACCGAGTGGGTCTTGATTGCGGAGGAGACTTCGCGAGGACGGCGCTTCCTCGCCTTCGCCACTCTCGCCGCCGAGTGGGGTGCGAAGCAGGAGCGTGAGGCGTGTTTAAAGTTGGCTACTGAGGCTGGTAGGAATAAGGCTGGTGTAGCCGCCGCCATTCGCGCACGCGGGAAAGTGAAGCCGTGAAGGGGTGCATCGGATGCGTTCATGCAGACTGGAAGAAAACGGGGAAGGGTAACCTCCATCCGTCAGGCGACGGGTGGTGCAAGTACCCGTATGTTGTGCCGCCACTTCCGGCCTCGATGTATTTCATTTTTAGCGAACTTAAGCCATACGGAGGACAAATCAATCGACATTATGAAAAGGACGAGGTTTGTCCGACTCGGGAGGCGAAGCCGTGAACCGCGAGGACATCATCCGCATGATGCGAAGCGTTTGCGACACAGACAAAGTGGACGCATGGCACAACGAGTTTTGGACGGTAACTCAAGACGAACTTGAACGCTTTGCCGCCCTCGTCGCCGCCCTCGTCGCCGCCCATGAGCGTGAGGCGTGTGCGAAGGTGTGTGAGGATGCAATCAGCCCGTATGTCACCGATAGCGGGGGCATGAAGTTGGTCACGCTTGCTCTTGCCACTGCCATCCGCAAGCGAGGGGAGGTGCAGCCGTGAGCCGCGATTGGATTGCAGGACTTTGCCCGGAAATCCAAGCTTGGCAAGTCGACTTAATTGCCGAGCACATAGAGGCGCACTGTCGGTCCTGTATCGCCCATGAGCGTGAATCGTGTGCCAGGCTAGTAGACAGGCTTGTAGAACTCCGTGCCCCGGCTTCAACCTATTCATCCGCTATCCGCAAGCGAGGGTTGTGAAGCCGTGAGTGAGAAGCCCGAAACAGTCAAAGCCTTGCAAGAAGAAGCCGAGAAAGAGGCTAAACGACTCAAACAATTGGGTTGGACGCGGACAGATTTTGTGAATGCCCTCATCGCGGAACTCGACAAGGAAATAAAGCCATGAACGACGAGCAGGTTATTGCGTTGATGCTGATGCCATTAGCCGGGATGTTTGGCTTTCCTCTTTACTTTGAGGGCAAGCACAAGGCGACTCGCATTGTCGGCGCTGTGTGGGTTGCCGTCTGGTGGCTCCCACCGCTTGCCATGCTCTGGATTAAAGCGGTGTTCGGATGACTACTGCCTATTTATTGCTTGGGTTTATTGCTAACGCCATGCTTGGTGCTGCCGTTTGGGCGACAGTAGACGACGAAAGGCAAACCTTGCTTGCATGGTATCGCTCATGCCCGAGGCAGATTGCCTGGTTTGCACAGCCGCTAGCACTGACGGCATGGCCCGTCCCGCTGATTTTGTGGTGGTGGAAGAAGCGATGACCAAGCACTGCAAAGGCTGCGTGTACCACAACATCGGGAAGCGCGGTACGAAACACGAGGACTGGTGCACGCGCCACAGCAATTTTGCAAAGAAGGCTCGGTCAATCTGCATTCTGCAAGGAACCAAGAAACTGAGGGAGGTTAAGCCATGACCGGCAACATCACGCTGTCCCGCGAGGTGATGGAGCAGTTGTTGAAGATGCTGGAAATGGTAGAACCCTACGCTGACCAGCTCACGGACTACAGCAGCACTGCTGCTGAATGGCCGCTAAACCTGCTGCCGGAGAAAGTTAGCGAAGCCATCACCGCCCTCCGCGCCGCCCTCGCCGCGCCGCAACCGGAGAGCAAAACCCCCGCATGGTGGGTGGATGGACTGACTGCAACCCTGATGCGCGAAGGCGTGAACAAGCACCGCGCCAGAGAGATTGCCGTGGGGTATTGGGAAGCGTACTGCCAGATACCGGGAATCGAGGAGGACATTGAAGAATGTTGGGTGGCAAATCTTCCACGAGGAGACAAGACATGAGCGACAAAGACACAATCACGCTGCCGCGCGAGTTGGTGGAACGGGCGTTGCGAGTGGCTGAGGTCGCGAGCAAACACGCAGGGCTTTGGACAGCAGACCCGCTTATTGAACACTTTCGCGCCGCCCTCGCCGCGCCGCGCCCGGAGCCGGTGGCGATGTTTGACGAGCGGATGGGGCAGCCTGTGCTGTTGCCCCGTTCGCCAATGCTTGAAGATGGACAATTCCTCTACACCGCCCCACCCGCAGCCGCGCCGGACGATGTTGAAGCACTGCGGCGGGATGCCGAGCGGCTGCGGGAGGAAGTGCGGAATTGGAAGAAGTCTTTTGTTGGATATGTATATGTCAAGAACGAAGATTACGCCGAACTTATTGGCAAGCGTGACGCACTCAAAACCGACAACGAGCGGCTGGCGGCACAAGGAGATGCGCTGTTGAGAGTGCTTTGCCGTGCGATGAATGGTGCGGAGTGGGCTGACAAGCACATACATTCCGACGCTGATGAAGCGGTGCAGAATTGGGAGTTGAAAATCTCCATGCCCGTTCCCCTTTCCGAGCCAGACAAATCACTAGAAGCCGCTTTCCACAGATTCGTCTCCGCCACGCTGCGGAGACAGGAGCCGCCGCGATGAACCGCGAGGAACTTGAACAAGTCATTTACGAACGCACCCGCGACTTTGTCTCGCGGCGTGTGATGGACTGCATCCTCGAATTGATTGCAGAGGAGCGTGAGGCGTGTGCGAAGGTGTGCGAAACCGAAGGAAGCGTTGACGATTTACCAGAGCATTACGCCGACGCCATTCGCTCACGCGGGGAGGTGCAGCCGTGAGCGACCTGACCAAGCCGGAGGCAGACACCGTGTTCGATTGGCTGCGGCAGTATCGAGAGCGAAAAGCGCGCAATCACCGGCTGCAACGGGTGTTGAAAGAGTGCCTGAAAGAAATGCAGGCAAGTGTCATGTTCGGTGACACCAAGACCCACAAAGATTTGATAGCGCGGATTCGCATTGAATTGGAGGACAAGACATGAGCGACCGTGAACTGCTTGGACTCGCAGCGAAGGCGGCGGGGATTGATTACCACGCAACCCGCGAGGACGGGACGAAGTGCATCCACGATGGCCGGGGGTACTGGAACCCCCGCGACGACGACGGCGATGCGCTGCGGTTGGCGGTGAAGTTGGGGCTGACCGTAGCGCAGTTGATAACTAGCCGCGAAGTTTATGTATTCAACCACGAAGAAACGGTTGAGGTGTACGAAGATTACGGCACCGACCCCGACGCCGCCACCCGCCGAGCCATCTTCCTTGCTGCGGCAGAGATCGGGAGGAACATGAAATGAGCGACCGTGAAGCGATGAAGTTGGCGTTGGAGGCGTTGATGGTTTCACGCCCGATATCCGCAGACCGGCATAAGGTCGTTGGCGCTATCGAAGCCCTCCGCGACCGCCTCGCCGCGCCGGAGCCGGAGCCGGTGGCGTGGCAATACAAAGACGAACCGTCGTTTGACGGAAACTGCTGGCATGACAATTATCAAGTCACGACAAGCAAGCAGGTGGCGCAGTTCAAAGACAAAAACGCACAGCCGCTCTACGCCGCCCCACCCGCAGCCGCGCCGCGCCCGGAGCCGAGTGGGTATGCGTATCGCTACAACGATGGCGTGTTGAGGTTTAACGGCGGCAGCACGATAAACGGAGCGCCACCGATTGAAGTCCTGCCGTACTGGTTCGCCCCACCCACAGCCGCGCCGAGCGAGGATATCGATGCCCTGCGGCAAGAACTTGCTGCGGTGTTGAGCGACTGGAACTCGTTGGTTCGTGCGTCCGGCTCTCGTACCAATGGCGGTGCTGTTGGTCATGTTGCGGCCCTGCGGCGGGATGCCGAGCGGTACAGGTGGGGCGTGGAAAACGCCCGGTGGATACGGCATGAGCAC